GCACGCGCTCCCCGCGTTGCAGGATGGCGGGGACCTCGTCCGGCTTGAGAAACGCGCCATCATGGAGACGCGGCGCTGCCCGGAACAGGTCGCGGGGAACGAGACGGGTGGGCGCTGTGTCTCCGGCAATCGCCCCGGCATGATAGATCGGCGAACCGAAGAGGCGCGCTGCTGAGGCAGCCGGACCAAGCCCTGCCCGGTGCCGCCAAAGAACCCGCCGAACACATTGCTAAACAGTCCACCGACGTTGCTCAGTGTCGGCAGGTTGGTGCCGAACAAGAAGTTCTTGAACGGGTTCATCACCGCGAGCTTGAGGATTTCCTTTTCGATGTCGGCAAGCGCCGCGCGCCCTGCGTCCGCCCAGGACTTCCAGTCGGTCTTGCCCTGCGCAATCAGGGTCGCAAAGTGGTTAAACGTCGTGTCGGTGATGCCCTGCAGCGCCTGCATGGCGCCGTTGGAGCGGGCGAGTTCCTGGTTGAGCCGCTCAATGTAGGCAGCGTTGGCGAGGATCGCCTGGCCCTCGGCGCTGGCGAGATCGATGCCCTTCTGCCGTAGCTGCTGCTCGGCCTGCAGCTGCGCAATGATGATCGCCCGCTGCGACTCGCCCTGGCCGGTCAATTCGATCTGCTTCTGCAGCAGCTCGATCTGGTTCTTCTGGCCCTCGATCGTCTGCAGCGCGGCCGCGCGCGCCCGCTCGCCGTGCAGCCGCGCATAGGCTCCGCGCAGCGCATCGATGACGCGGGCAAGCGTGCCCTTCGCGTCTCCCTCGGCAAGGGCCTGCGCGATGACGAGCGGCCGGAGCGCCTGCTCGACCTGCATCAGCCGCTGGGCCTGTTCGGTCGAGATCGTGCCGGCGGCAACGGCGTCGTTGAGCTTGCGCTGCGCGGCGGCTTCGGCCGTCAGATCGGTGGCCGATTTCGCCGACTGCGCGGCTTGCTCCGCGATCTGCTCGCGCAGGAGCTCGCGGGCTCGGGTCTCGACATCGACGCCATTCTGCACGGCCTCGGTCAGCGCCTTGCGGCGGACTTCCGCCTGCTGGGCCGCCGCTGCCCCCTTGAGCCAAGCATCCGCCAGGCCGAGCGTTGCCCTGGTGTTGACCTCGACGACACGCGATTGGTCGATATGCGCCTGCGTCGCCTCGGTGCGCGCCTTGGTGCCGGCCCGCGTGATGTCGGCTTCGGCAATGGCGACCGGGATCGCCTGTCCGGCAAGCTCAACCGCCGCCTTTCCTCGGCGATGGCAGCCTTCTGCGCCGGGGTCTTGGCCTGAAGCGCCTGGATTTCGAGCTCGTCGAGGCGGCGGGCCTTTTCGGCCGGGTCGAGCCAGCTGCGGATCGCGCGGGTGACCGCGTCATACGCGGTCTCGACCTGCTTGAGGTCGGCGACCTTCTGCCTGACGAGCGGGTCGTCAAGCGCGGAACGGAGTTGCGCCTGCCGGGCGCGGAGCGTCTGCAGCTCTTCGAAGCCGGGCGTGAGGTCGCGTGCCACCGTGCCGGCGCGGACCGAGAGCTCGTTGGCCTTCGCGTCCTTCGCCCGGACCTCGATGTTGGCGAGCTTGGCCTCGATCTTGGCGATCTCGGCCTCGACCTCGGCCAGCATCCGCGTATTGAAGTTGCGGGCCTGAGCCGCAAAGCGCGTAGGCGGGTTCTCGATCAGCGCCTGCAGGCGCGCGCGTTCCTGCTGGAGCTCCTTCAGACGCTCATCGATCGGCGCTCCGTCGAGCGCCCGCGAGATCGCGCGGCCCATCGCGTCATAGGCGTTGGACGCCATCCGCCCAACGAAATCCCAGGCGCGGCCGAGCGCCGTAGTGGCCTCGGATGCATTGACCAGGCTGCCTTTCAGCGCATCGAGCAGGACACGCTGGGCATCGGTGCGGTTGTTGTGATCGGCAAGCGTGCGGACGTATTGCCGCGTCCGATCATCGAGGAAGTTGAGCTTCTCGTTAAGCGAGTCCGCTCCCCGGATCGGATCGGCAAAGGCGCCGGCAAGCTCCTTGGTCGCGGTTGCGACATCGGTGCCGGTGGTCGCTGCGTAGTTCTTGACGACCTTGATCAGGCCTTCGAAGTTCGTAACCGCGATCTTGCCGGTCCGAAGGAACGCGGCCTCCATTTCCCGCGCGGCCGCAACCGAAACGCTGCCGGCGGAGGCCGACCGCTCCGCGATCCGTTCAATCTGGCCGACGGTTGCGCCCGCGGCCCGGCCGGTGCCGGCAAGCGCGACCTCGAGCTCCTTCTGCGACTCGATGTAGCGGTAATAGGAATAGCCGACCGCAGCTCCGATCGCCGCAATGCCGACCACAACCGCGGTCGTCGGCGTGATCAGGCTGGTGAGGCCCTGCCAGACACCGCGCAGGATGCCGGTGATGCCGGTGCCGGGCCCGAAGATCTGAGCGATCTGCGACCCCTGCTGCATCAGCACCATCAGGGGCCGCTGGCCGCTCGCAAGCGAGACGACCACGTCATTGAGCTGATAGCTCAGGTTGACGAGCTGGTGCGATGCGAGCTTGCCGGTCGAGCTGATCCCTCCGAGGGCTCTCGCGGTCGAGTCATAGCGGGCCTGCGCCAGGGCGTGCGCGGCGGCTTGCTCGGTTGCGGTAATCGCGCCCGCCTTGAACAGCCCATTGGCTTCGGCGATCTCGGCGTTGAGCTTTGCCTGCGCCGCGCCAAGCGGATCGATCTGCGCGCGCAGTGCAGCCGTGCGGGCCGCCAGGTCTTCGGAGGCTCTAGCCGCCTCTTCGAACACCGCGGCGGAATCCCGCGCGGACTTGGGAACGCCAGTGCCAACGCCGAGAACGGTATTGAAGCCGCGCTGGGCCTGATCGGCCGCAGCGGCCTGCTTGGCGGCCTGGGCCAGCCGTTGCAGGCGTTGCGTCTCGCGGTCTGCCGCGGCGCCCGCGGCGTCCATGGAGGTGGCAACGCCGCGGAACGCATCCTGTCCCGCCTTGCCGACCTCGTCGAAGGCGCGCTTGACCTCCGCCTTGCCCTCGACGCCGAGGCGGATCGAGACATTTGTGGTGGACATCGCTCGCTTACGTTCGCGGTTGCGTCGTGCTCATTCGGAGTCTCGGGCGTAGGCGCGCACGATGATCGGTTCGATCTCGGGGAGGAGTTCGACGAGCAGCGTGTTGAGCGCGCCCATGGCGTCGGCGAGCATCAGCACCGCGCCGAAATCGAGTGCGTAGACGCCGCCCATGACGGTACGCACCTGTCCGGCCGCGCGCTTGAGCACGCCCCAGGCGGCAATGCCGTCAGGCGTTTGTGGTGCGTGCTCGATGTAGAGGCAATTGGGGCACGTCGAGGAACAGGCCTTGCAGTAACCATCGCCCCCGCCAAAGTGCCATTCGGCGAGGGCGATCAGGCGTTTTTTTCAGCGTCCTGAATCAGCGCCGGACCGACGTAGAGGCGGTCGATCGCGTCAAACAGCGACCAGATTTCCAGGGCGGCATCGATGGTCTCCTTGTTCGGCTCGACGGGCTTGCCGTCCGCATCACCGATCCCTTCCCACCCGGCGATGCCTGAGTGTGAGAGCGAACGCGTGAAGGCGACGCCCGCCTTCACCATCGCATCCTCGCCGCCTGCCCGCAGCACTTCAGCCGCGGCGGTGCGAGCGAGCAGGATTGCTGCGACGGTGATCGGTCGAAACTGCACCCGGACGCCAGGAAGAATGTCGAGCCAGTACGGCTCGCGATCAAACGCGAGTTTGAGCATGGGAACCCCTCATGTGTTGGGTTAGTAGGCCGACACGTCGTTGATGAGTGCGGCGGTCAGCGTCTTCTGCAACGTCGGGTCCTCGGCGGCCTGGAAGGCGAACGCGGCCTGAATGCCGCCCGGACCGGTGATCGGCTGCTTCGGCTTCGGCAGGTAGACCTCGTGCACGGTGAACAGGAGCGACTTGTCCTCGTCGATCTCCCACCCAAACGACAACTCGCACGCGGTGCCGGCAACCGCCTGGTCAAGGAGGACCGTATCCGCGAAGCGAATGGTCACGGTGCCGGTGACGCTGACCATTGCCGGGTCGGAATCCTCGATCCGACCGTCCGGCCGGATCACCTCGACCTTGTCGAGATTGTTGGAATAGGTGAGTTCCGCCGAGACGATCTGCCCGAGCGCGGTGCCGTTGCGCTTGATCTCGCCCATGAATTGCGAGAACCGCTTTATCACCGCCTCGGTCGGCGTCCCCGCGCCGGACGATCCGGCCTTGGTCTCGCCCTGCGCGATCAGGCTCATGGTGGCGTTGAGGAGGCCTGAGCGCTGCAGCTGGATTTTCATGGAATTGGCGCGGACACCGAAGTTCATGCCGTAGCTCGGGACTTCCGGCATGCCGACTTCGATTGCCATCGACGGCAGCGTGAGCGCGCCGGAGACAAACGTGTGGGTGAACACGCCGGTGTCCTCGACCGTGGTCGGGGCGCCAAGCAGCAACTTCAGCCAGTAGCCGAAGTTGCGCAGATCTACGGGGACGACAACGTCGCCCTCGTTGTTGACCACGTCGCGGCTCGGCGGCAGCGGCTCCCGGCCGTAGCCGAGCAGGTCGCTCGCGATCAGGTTCTGCTCGTCGCCAAGTGCCGAAGAGACGAAGGGCAGCTTCTTGTAGCCGGCCACCGGCGGCGTGCCGTAAGTCGTCTCGAATGCCGCAGCCATGACGGCGTTGGCGCCGCGTGCGCGTGCCATGGGATTCTCCTGCTCTTGATTGCGTTCAGTTCAGCGGATCGGGCGTGCCGTAGACCGCGACGATGGCCGCGTCGGCCCAGCGGCCGGCACGCGCGCCCGCGGTTTCGACGTCGTCCGTTGAAGGCGCCTGCGCCTCGATGAAGTCGCATAGACCGCCGAGCGTGCGGTCGCCAGACACCGCCACGCCGATCGCGCCAAGCATCTCGTCGAGCACCTGCTCGGGCGACTGCGAAGACGTCTCGTAGGCGGCAAGCTCGATCGGGATGCGATGGCTATAGACGTAGACGAGCGGAGATAACATCACCTCAGGCTCGCCTGGATCGCCATCGCGAATGACGACGAGACCGCCGGGCGGAATTCGCTCGGGCTTTGCGAGGTTGCGCCTCACGTCGGCAGTGGGCAGCGCCGAGGACAGCAGCGCCTTGACCGCGTCGAGCACCTGTTCGCGCTTGCTCACGGGGCAAGTCCCACCGTGACGGACAGAATGAAGGCGAACGATAGAACCGTCAGGACGATTGCGATCGGCCGATCAATCATGTCGATCTCCAGCGACTGGCGATGACCCCCGGCACGCGGTCGGCCCATCGCTGGGCAACGCTCGCGATATCGAAGCGCTTCTTGAGCGTCACCTGCGGAACGAGCAGAAAGACCACCACCGTCGAACGGCCGGCGATCCGGGTGTAGGTGGCTCCGCTGCGCGTGCGACCAGTGTTGGCGCGCGCAAGGCCGCGCTTGGTGAGCCGTGCATTGTCGGCAACGAGCAGCGACGGCCCGCCGCGCCGATAGACGAAACGAAGCCGCATCCCAGTGCGGCGTTCCCAGCCACCCGGCGTGATCCGCTTCATGGCGCCGGTGGCGCTGATGCCTTTGACGCCCGCGGCCGCCGTGGGGATCGCGAGCCAGAAGCCGCGCTGCGATCGGATCGTCACCCCGCGATCGAAGGCGTCGACGATATTCGGGGCTTTCGACCACACGAACGATGCGGCCTCGAGACTGACCGCCCCTTCAGGATACGTCCTGCCACGCCAGGTGTTGGCGAGCCGTTGCCCCAATCCGGCGTCGGTGACGTCGGCTCGCAGTTCGCCTTTGAGCCCGTCCGTCACCTCGCGCATGGCAGCCGTCACCGAGCGGGCTGCTGCTCCCTCGACCTCGCCTAAGCCCTTGGCGAGGTCGTCGGTCTTGATCGAGAACCGCATCGGCTTAGCCCAGCGGGGACGCCTCGCAGGTCCAGATCAGCCGCTCTGCATCGATGGTGGGTGTGGCGATGACGGCGAAGGTCTCGCCTTCGATTTCGAGCGTGTCGCCGGACGCCGGATTCGGCACCTCCGCTCGGCGCACATCGATCAATACGGTCGGCATGACCGCCCGGCTGTCGCCGAAGCCGACAACCTGGTCCGGGCGCTTGCGAATGACGCGGACGGCGCTGCCATCGCCCGCTCCCCCAGCGCGCCACTGGGCGTCCCGCCCGAGGTTGGGATCGGCAAACAGGGCCGCGATGGCCAATTCGATTGCGTTCATCGATGCTTATAAAGGTGCGAAATGCGGGAACCGGGGTGGCCCGATTTGTCTTTCCTTAGGAAGTTTGTTGCTATATTCTTGCTACAGAAATGGAGGCAATCCGTGGCACCCACCAAACCCCGCCCGGTCTCCGCACCCGACAAGGCGACCGTCCTCACCAAGGCAACGCTACGAGCCGCCGGCCAGCTGGGCCTGACCAACAAGGCGCTCGCGACCGTGATCGGCGTATCGGAGGCAACCGTCTCGCGCATGCGCAGCGGCGACTACACTCTGCAGCCGGGCCAGAAGCCGTTCGAGCTCGCGGTCCTGTTCGTGCGCCTCTACCGGTCGCTCGACGCGATCGTTGGCGGCGACGACGCGGTTGCCGGCTCGTGGCTGAAGAACCGCAACACCGCGCTCGACGGTGAACCGCTGACGCTTATTCAAACCGTGCCCGGGCTGATGAATGTCATCCAGTATCTGGACGCCCGCCGCGCTGTCGTCTGACGCCCGT